TCAGGCGGTCAGGCCATGGGCCTGAAGCGCGGCGACCAGCGCGCCGATCGCCGCCCGCGCCTGGCTATCGACGACCGTGCCGCCGCTGGGCAGGGCAATGGCGGCCTGCCGCGATCCCACCACCTTCTGCCCGGCGACATACAAGCCGGCGGGCCGCACCGGATCATCGGTCCAGGCGCTGCCGTCGAAGGTCACGCCATGGCCGCGATCGAGCGCATAGGCCCGCCAGCCCGCGCCCGGCGTTGCAAAGCGCCAGCCGCCCTCGCTCCACAGGACGAGCGCCTTGTCGTGCCCGCTCCATGCCCCGCTCGCGCCGGTGCCCACGATCCAGCATTGCCCGACCGCGGGCGTGGCCGGGGGTGTCGCCACGCCCACGGCGACCACCACCGGCTGCGCGGCAAGGTCGATCAGCATCAGCGCCTCGTTATGCGCCACTTCCTTCTGCGCCTGCGCGGCGCTCAGCAGCGGCAGCGCCAGCCGGGGGGTCACCGGATCGCTCATCATGGTCTCCTGTCCTGATTGTCACGGCCGCAGCCGCAGCGCCGCCGCCACGCCGGCGCCGCCCGCGCCGACCTGCCGCACATTGGCATCCCACGGCCCGGCGAGCGCCACATAGCCGTCCGCCGCCTGCATCGCCGGCTCGTAGCGCCAGCCGGGCGCGGTCGTCTCGGCCGTCCGCACCACCACGCCGGCCCGCGTGAGGGTGAGGGCGTAACGCTCGCTCTCCTCGCCCAGCGGCGCGTCGGTGCCGTCGGCCCAGCCCCAGCCCGCGCGCGAGCGCCGCGTCCAGCCGAGCACGATCGCTCCGCCCGCCTCGGTGGCTGCGCCAAGCCGCACCGGCGCGAGCGGCGACGCCGCCGTCCCGCGCACGTCGATCGTGGCGGTCGCAGGCACCGCGTCGCCCACGCCGATCGCGCGCAGGCGGACCGTGGCGCCGGCGCGCGCCAGAGCATCGGGCAGCGCGAACAGCCGCTCCGCCTCGAGCAGCAGCACCGGATCGCCGATCGCATGGCCCGCCATCGCCCATTCGGTCCCCCGCCGCCCGCGCAGCAGCCCCGTGAGCCGCCATTGCAGCGGACCGATCGCGGCGGCCCCGGCGAACTGGATCAGCTCGCGCCCGATCATCAGCGCGTTGGCGCCGCGCAGCAGCGCCGCCTCGCTCGCGGGCACGATCGCGCCCTCGTCCGCCACCAGCGCGATGTCGATGCTCGTCGCCCGGTCGAAGATCGCCGCCGTCGTCGCCGGCAAGGGGGTGAGCAGCGTGCCGATCGTCGCGCGGCCGGCGCTGGCGCCGATCGGCTCGACGATCTCGGTCACGATGTCCTCGCTGAGCAGCGCGGCGGACCGCCAGCGGGCCGAGGCGCCCGTCGCCGCCGCGACCACGATCGGCGCGCTCGCCGGCGCGTCGCCGGTCTGCGGCAGCTCGAAGAGCGCGAGGCGCGTCGCCCCGACGGGCGCGTCCTCCTCGCGCACGCTCGCGCCCGCGTCGCCGGGGAGCGCCGCCGCCGTCCCGCCGGCCGTCGCGCGCAGCGTGAGGCGGACCGCCATGCCTTCCCATTCGCTGCGCTCGATCCGCCACAGCCCCGGCCAGCCCTCCACGCGCACCAGCTCGCCGATCGCCAGATCGAGCGCGTCCCAGCCCCGCGTCAGCTCCAGCCGCGCGCGTCCGCGCCAGGCGCGGGTGAGCGCCGCCTGCGCCAGTCCGCGCGCATCGTCGGCGGAGAGGCAGGCGGGCAGCTCCACCGCCTCTTCCGCCTCGCCCGGCGCCGGCCGCTCGGCGCGCTGGAGCCCGGCCTGATAGTCGCGCGCCGGCTCGTAATGGCGCAGGCTGAGGCGGCGGGGCACGCTCGTCGCCGCCATGGCGCTCGCGCTCTCGCGCTTCACCGCTCGCCCGCCCGCGCGCACGAGGCCCGCGCTCCGCCCGAGCGGCGGCCGCGCGCCGTCAGCCCCGCGCACCAGCGCCAGCGCGCCGCCGCCCGCGCGCAGCACCCGGTCCTCGATCGAGAGCAGCGGGTCGATCGCGTCGGCAACGCTGCCGCCACTCGCCGCATAGCCGCTGATCGCCGGCCCGGCCGCGCCGTCGCCGCCGATCCCCGTGCCGACGAGCGCCGCCGTCATGTCGGCCAGCGTCACCGTCCCCTCGTCCGCCACCACCTCGAAGGTGAGCGAGGGGATGCGGTTGCCATAATCCTCAAGTTGCATGTCCTCGATCACGGCATAGGCGATGCCGCGATGCGCCGGCGCCCTGGCCGCGCCCTGCGCCATCTGGATCAGCGGATCGACGGCCTGTCCCGCCTCGCCCTGGTGCAGCCGGAACGCGCCGACGCCCGACTTGAAGTCGCCCGCCGCGCCGCGCAGCAGCTTGCCGTCGGCCCAGATCCGCCGCACCTCGCGCAACGGCCGCGCCGAGAGCGCCACCGCGAGGCTGGAGGAATAGGTGTAGGTCGTGGCGCTCCCCTGCCCCTTGCCGCCGCCCGACTTGTGCTTGGTTTCCTTGAGGTCGGTGGCCCAGATGACGGTCCCCGCCACCCGCATCGTGCCGAAGACGAGCGGGATCTGCGTGCCGTAGCTGCTGGTCTGCACCTGCAGTTCGGACAGGCGCGGGCCTTGCCGCCCCTTGGGGGCGAACAGGCGCGCGTCGATCGCCTGCCCCGCGAGCGCGCCGATCGCGCCGCCGATCGGCCCGCCCAGGATCGTCCCCACCGCCGTCAGCACCACCGTCGCCATGCCTATCTCCTCTCGATCAGCCGCCAGCGGCTCAGCACCGGCCAGGGCACCGGGTCGGCCATCCACACCACGCGGCCGAGCCCGGCATGGGCATGGACATGGCCCCCCTCCGTCCGCACCAGCAGATGCAGTTGCAGCGGTCCCGGCGCGACGAGCACGATGTCCCCCGCCGCCGCCTTGCGCACCCGCCGTAGCCCCGCCGCGCGCAGCCAGTCCTCGGCGGTGGCGCGCCCGAGCCCACGCAGGCGGTAGGCGCCCGGCTCGCCGACCGCCACGTCCGCCGCCCGCGCCGCCGCCATCGCCAGCCCGACGCAGTCGAGCCCATGGTCGGCCACCCGCCCGTGCAGCCGGAACGGCGCGCCGACCAGCGCCAGCGCCGCCGCCGCCATGACGTCACCGCGCGTCATCTCACGCCCCCGGATAGCGGGTGAGGAGGTCGTTGCCCGGCAGATACGGCTCGCCGCGGAAGTTCGCCGCGTTGGCAAAGCGCGTCGCGCACGTCTCCATCCGCCGGTCGCAGCCTTCGGCGAGCAGCGCCATCGTTCCGGCGGCCACCGCGAAGGGCGGCGGATCGGCGAGCGTCAGCACCGCGCCCGCCTGCGCGACGATCGCCTGCTCGAGGCCGGTGTTGGCCCCGCTCATCCAGCGCAGCCGGCCAAAGGGGTAGAGCCCCGCGCCGAGCGTTCCCGCCACTGTCACCGCCTCGCCCGCGACGCCGCTCACCCGCACCACGCGCCGCCGCGCGGCCATGTCGACGCCGCACGCCTTGTCGCCCAGCTCCGCGCGGCAGGTGGGGCTGGTCGCGGGGGCAAAGGCGCGGTCGAACAGCGCCGCCGGCCCGCGCAGGCTGGCGCTGAACGTCTCGCCCTCGCGCTCGATCGTGCCCAGCTCGCCGCGCAGCAGCTCGAGCCACAGCACGCCCGGCGCGGTCCATTCGGTGAGGTGCAGCGCCACCCCCGCCCCGTCCCAGCGGCCCGCGTCGAGATCGGCGGCGCTGATGAGGTCGGAGCTGAGCGCCCCCGCCACGTCGAGCGCCTCGGCGTCGATCCGCCCGTCGCGCGCGATCGCCGACGGGCTGATGCCGGGGCTCGCCTCATAGACAAGGCCGCCGACATCGAGCGGCCGGTCATGGCTGGTGAGGCCGATCGTCACGCCGTCGCGCCGCTCGATCCGCCAGCAGAAGGCCAGGGCGCACAGCGGCTGGCTCAGGATGTCGGCCGCGCTCATTCCTTGACCTCGATCAGCGGCACCGACGGCGCTTCCCCGGCGGCGAAGGTGGTGCGGTTGATGTCGATCCTGTCCTCGGCAAAGCGCACCGGCACGTCGAAGCGATAGCCCGCGCTCACCACCGCCCCCGCCGCCGGCGCGGCCGCGAAGGCGATGACGCCCAGCCCCTCATGCGTCCAGCCGCTCGCCTGCTCGGTGCCGTTGAGGGCGACGCGGATCGTGCCCGCCACCGGCCGCGTGATCCGCCGCCGCTGCGGATCGCCCGCCGGGCCATAGCTCTTGACGAGCTGGAAGCGGATCGTCGCGCCGTCGCCGGTGCCGATGACCTGGTCGGTCGCGCCCGGCGCCGCGTCCTGCGCGCCCGAGCGGTCGTCATAGGGATCGGTGAAGCGGAACCCCCGCGCCGCCCCCCGCCGCGCGCGGAAGAAGCCGATCAGCGTCGCGAGGTCCGCCTCGGAGCGCACGCCCGGCCCGGCATCGAAGGCGAGCCGCGCGTCGGCCCAGTCGCTGCTGCGCTGCTCATGGCCCGAGAGGCTCTCGACCACCTGCGTCGAAAAGGCCGGGCTCACGCTCGCCTGCCGCCCGATGGCGAGCGGGAATGTCACATCATCAAAGGCTTGCACGCCACTCTCCCCATCCAGTTCGAACCAGGTGAAGCCGTCGCGCGCCACCTGCGGCAGCGCCCAGACGAAGGTGCGCGCGTCGCCCCGCGCCAGCGACCCCGCCGCGGCATCGGCAATGCGCGGCCATTGCGCCACCGCGTCGGCCGCGTTGAGCACGAACCCCGCCAGATAATGCGTCGCCGTCCCCGCATAGCCGAGCCGCCCCAGCGCCTGCGCCCGCCCCCCGGCCGACAGCGCCGCGCGCCCCTGCGTCACCCAGTCGTAATCCTCAAGCTGCAGCACATCGAACGCCGGCGCCGCCCACCCCACCGGGAGGTTCGCGCGCCGTACCTCGGGCGCGGCCGGATCGAGCACTGTGGGCAAATAGACGAGCAGCAGCGCCTGCGCACCCGGCGCCTCCGCCCGCACCGCCGCGATCAGGTCCGCCGTCGACTGCGCGAGCAGCGCGCCCGCCGCGTCGAGCAGCGCCTTCTGCGCCGCATTCAGCGTCCCGCGCACATTGGCGATCGCCACCGGACTTCCGCCGAATGCCGCGCGCGCGGCATCGTCATAGAGGCAGATGCGCCCGTCGGGCATTACCCACCACCAGGGCTCGCCAACCTGGAACCGCACCGCCAGCCCCGCGTCGCGCGCGATGGCGGCAAAGGCGCGCGCCACCGCGCGCAGATAGGCCATCGCCCCTCCATGCGCCGGCGAGAGCAAGGTCGAGGGCGGCGACCAGCCGGTCAGCGCCGGATCGCCATTCCCCGCCCGCTGTTTCCAGTCGGCCCAGCCATGCTGGTCGAACAGCTCGTAGGAGAGCGACAGGATCAGCTCATAGTCCAACGCCTTGGCGCGCGAAGCGAAGTCGCGATGCCAGCTCGCGCAGGGCGTGTTGATCGCCCCGCCGGCGAGGCTGGCATAGAGCCCCGCCCCCGACCGCTCGAGCCGGAAATAATGGCTCATCCCGACATAATGGTTGATCGCGCCGCGATAGCCGAGCGCATGGATCTGCCGCAGCACCCGTTCGGGCGTCTGGTTGTAGGCATCGTCATAGCCCGTCGCGATCGAGAGGCTGTGCTCGGGCACCATGACGTCGCCGATCGCCAGCACCGATCCCGCGCCGGCGCAGGCGATGGCGCTCAGCTCGACCCATCCTTCCTGCGGCGTCGCATAGGGCGTGCCGAGCGTGTCGAAACCCGTGGGAACGATGGAGAAAAACAGCCGGTCGATGTCCCCCGCCCACACCGGATCGGCCTCGGCGGGCAGCAGGAAGCCGCCGGACAGCGCGTCGAAGTCGATCCGCACCGTCGCGTCGGTCGGCGTGCCCTGCGCATAGTTCCACAGCCGGACATACCAGCTGCGCGGGGTGCCGCTTGCGTCGCGCCCCTCGATCGTCAGCGTCGGCCCGTTGACCGCGTCGAGCCCGCGCACCCCGCCGCTCCGCCAGCGGAAGGAGAGCACGCAGCCCCGGAAATCCCTTTTTGTTTCGTAGCTTAAGAGCGGATGATCCCACCGATCCTCCGCTTCCCAGATGAGCCCCGCGAGGTCGCCGCTCGCATGGAACACCGCGTCGACGCGCAGCGCGTCCGCCGCCGTCGTCACCACGCCGGCCATCATCGGCCGCGGGAAATCGACGGTCCAATAGGGCGCCGCGAACCGCTTGACGACGCCGCTCACCTGCCCGCGCAAGGCGTCCGCCAGCCAGTATGGCATGTTGATCTCCTGTGTATCCCGCCCGGCGCGGGGGGGGGGGGGCGTAGTCGGAGCGAACGATCTGCCGGGGGCAGATCGTCCGACGAAGCCGGGGGCGCTGGCGCAGCCGTGCCGCCCGCAGGGCGGTGGCGGAGGGGTTTGCACCCCCTATTCCAGCGCCCCGCGCACCGCCCGCGCCACCTGCCGCGCGCTGCGCGCCAGAGCCTGCGGCTTGTCGCTCCCGCCGCCGTCGATGCGGATCGCGACGTTGACCGAGCGGCCGCCGCCCGCGCCCTCGCCGGTCACCACCTGGCCGCTCGCGGTCGGCACGAACCATTCCGGCCCGCGCTCGCCCACGCGATAGGCGCGGCCCGGCGCCACCGGACCGCCGGTCGCGCGGCCGGGCGAGCCCAGCAGCGACCCGATGAGGCTCGTCCCCAGCGACAACAGCCCGCCGCCGCCCCCGCTCCCGCCCAGGCCGAAGCCGAGCGAGCCCAGGTCCGACTGCACCGCCGCCGCCGCGATCTCGCTCAGCACCGAGAGCGCCACCCGTCCCAGATCCTCGAAGCCGAACTTGCCGGTCCGCACCGCGCGCAACAGCCCGCGCTCGATCGCCCGTCCCGCCCGGTCGGCGCCGGTGCCCAGTTCGCCCTCCAGCGTGCCGCGCATCGCCGCCACGTCGCGCGACAAAGCGCTGGTGTCGGCGCGCACGCTCACAACGAGCTGGTCAATTTCCTCATCCATGGCGCTCCGCCTCCATCAGCCTGTCGAGATCGGCCTGGCACATTCCGTCGGCCGCCCCGCCCTCGCCGTTCAGCACCGCGAGGATGCCGGCCAGCTCCGCCGGGGTCGCGCGCCAGAACTCGTCCGGCCGCCAGCCGAGCAGCGCCCCCGCGAGCCCCGCGAGCCGCGCCGCCTGCGTGGCAAAGCGGCTCATCGCCCGGCGAGGATCTGGTGGAGCAGCACGCGCAGCATTGGGCTCACGCCGGCAAGCCCCTGCGCGACGATCGCCTCGCCCACCCGCTCACGGCTCAGCGCTTCGGGCCGGTCCGCGAGGCAGTGCCAGAACAGCCCCGCCATCTCGTCGAGCCGCAACTGCCCCGCCGCCGCGCGCTCGACGAGCGCCGGGAGCGGTCCCAGCTCGGCCTCGGCGGCGACCAGCGCGGCAAAGCTCGGCCGCAGCATGTGGCGCTCCCCCGCGACGAGCAGTTCCGCCTCGCCGCGCGCCGGATTGGCGCTCACAGCGTCGTCACCGGCCCGGAGCTTTCCAGGCTCAGCGTGTAGTTGCGCTCGCCATTGTAGTCGCCGGCATAATCGAGCCGCGTGACGAGGAAGCGCGCGCGCATCCGCTCGCCGCTCTCGAAGCTCAGTTCGTAGTTGTCGACCGTGCCGGTCAGCGCCTGGTTGCGCAGCCGTGTCTCGGCGGCCGAACCCGTGAACACGCCGGCGCCCGACACGCTCACCGATCGCGTCCCCGCGCCCGAGAGCAGCTCGCGCCAGCCGCCGCTGTCCTTGCTGGTGACGTTGACCGCCTCGCCATTGACCGAGAGCTGCGTGGTGCGCAGCCCCGCGATCGTCTGGTATCCCACGGGCGTCTGCCCGTCGCCGATCTTGAGCAGAAACGCGCTTCCCCGTTCCACCGCCATGTGCCTGGTTCCTTTCGTGTCTAGATGATGCGCGCCAGCCGCGCGCCGTAATCCACGAGCGCCACCCACTCGCCCTGGCGCGGGCTCAGCAGCCGCGAGCGGGCGAAGCGCAGGTCGAGGAGGCGCCAGCCGTCGATCGTCGCCGGCACCGCCGCCAGCGCGGTGTCGATGGCATCGACGATGCCCGCGACCCCGGCGGGGCCGTCGCCACGGTCGGTGACGGTCAGCGGCACGCGCAGCGCCCGCCCGTCGACCGCGCGCGCGCCCCAGCCGGTCTCGCTCGCCTCGCCGATCGTGATCGCGGGCGGGCTCGCCTTGCCCTGGTCGCCGTCGGCGATCTGGTTGACCAGCGCACCGAGCGCCGCGTCGCCGCGCAGCGCGGCGAGCATCGCCACGCGCAGGGATGCGCCCGCGCTCATGGCAGCAAGCTCATGAGGACGCGCAGCGCCGGGTCCGCCGCCCAGCGCTCGGCGAGCGCGCGCCCGCGCACCACCACCGTTTCGCCGACGACGCGCACCCGCGCGCCCGGTAGCCGCTCGGCGAGCGCTTCGACAAGCTGGGCGCGCCGCGTCGCCGCGCGCCGCTCGGCGGCCCTCGCCGCCTGGTCGAGGAGCCCGCTCATGACAGCCGCATCCGGCGCCAGGGGTGCCACAAGGCCGCGACGGCGGCGGGCGGCTGCGTCTCCAGCCCCTCGCGCCGGGCATGATATTCGCCCGCCAGCCGCACGATGCCGTGGCGGATCGCGTCGGGCAGGCCCGCCGCCGCATCGGCCAGGCCCGCGCGATAGAGCACGCGCACGCGCCCCGCCGCGCCGGGCTGGTCGACGCGCACCCAGCCGTCGCCCGCCGTGTCGATGTCGACGGCATAGCTGCCCGCCGGCAGCACGAATTCGGCGCCCTCGGCGGGCACGCCGCGCACCTCGGTGATCGCGCGCACCGGCCGGGCGCCCAGGCGCTGCCAGCCGCGCGTCACCGGCTGCGTCTCGTCGGCGCCGCGCGTGATGAGGAGCTGGCCCAGAAAGCCCTCCGCCACATCGGTCGCGGCGCGGATCAGGCTGGTGAGCAGCGCGTCCTCGTCGCCGCGCGTGATCCGCAGATACGCCTTGAGATCGCCCAGCGGCACCGCCAGCTGGCTGGCGCTCTCCACAGTCAGGGGCATGATTGTCCTCCGCTCGCCCGCACGATGATGTGCCGGCCGGCCCAGGGGAAAAGCCGGCCGGCACCCGGCCGCCGCGCGCTTGCCCGAGCGCGGCGGCCGTTTCCTCGTCGCGCGCCTTTAGCTGGCGGCGAACTTCATGAGCTTGATCGCCTCGCTGTTCGCCACCGCGCCGCCGATCCGCTTGACCGCGTAGAACTGCACGAACGGCTTGTTGGTGAAGGGATCGCGCAGGATGCTCGTCTCGCTCCGCTCGGCGATGACATAGCCGCGCTGGAAGTTGCCGAAGGCGATCGACAGGCTGTCGGTCGCCACGTCGGGCATGTCCTCCGCCTCGACCACCGGATAGCCGAGCAGCGTCGCGGGCTGCCCCGCGCTCATCGCGGGCTGCCACAGGAAGGCGCCGTCCGCGGTCTTGAACTTGCGGATGCGCGCCAGCGTGGCGCTGTTCATCACGAACACCGCGCCCTGGCGATAGGGCGCCTTCAGCGCCTGGACGAGGTCGATGAGCTTGTCCTGCGGGCTCGACGCCGCAAAGGCGCCCGCCGCGCCCGACGCGACATATTGCAGCGTGCCGAACGCCCGCACCGCATCGGCCTCGTTGGTGGTCGTGTAGGTCAGGAAGCCCTTGGGCCGGTTGGTGCCGTTGCCGCTGACGAACGCGGCGCCCTCGGCCTTGGCGAACTCCATCGCGATCTCGCCGGCGAGCCAGCCCTCGACATCGAACTGGGCGTCGTCGAGCATCGCCTGGCTCGCGGCCGGATTGGCGAACAGCTCGCCCGAGGGCGGCGCGATCTCGTTGAAGGTCGGGGTGGCGGTTTCGGCCCGCGCGCCCGTCTCGCTCGCCCAGCCCGAGACGGTGCCGCCATTGGTGACGAGCTTGCGATAGCCCGCCGTCCCGGTCTTCACCACATTGGCGATCGAGCGGATCGGCGAAATGGCCTTCAATTGCGTGTCGATCGCCTCGTCGATCTGGCGCGGCACGGCAAAGCCGCCCGAGCCGGTCGTCGCGGCCGAGAAGCTCTTCATCTCCACGCCCGCCTGCTCGCCATGGCGCAGATAGCGCTCGACAAAGGCGATATGCGCCGGATCGGCCGCGCCGCCCTTGGCGCCGTCGAGCACCGGCCGCTGCGCCAGCGCCGCCTGGCCCCTCAGTTGCTCGCCGAGCTGCGCGACCTGCGCCTCGATCGCCGCCATCCGCTCCGCCTGCGCGAGCGCGTCAAAGCTCTCCGCCAGAATGTCCGCCTTCACCTCAACCATGTCAGTCTCCCGCTCGTTCACATTGAATGTCGTTCCCCGGCGAAGGCCGGGGGCCAGTCGTTTCGCGCAGAGGCGCGCAGGTCCGCGGAGGGCGCGGCGCAATCGGGTTCACGCGAAGACGCGAAGACGCGAAAGCACGAAGAGGAGGTGGCGGCAGCAGATACGGCCCCGCCTCGTCCCAACGAGCCGTCGGTTCCTTCCCTCTCTGCGTGCTTTGCGCCTTTGCGCGAACCCAAAACCCCCTCCCCGTGAGGGGAGGGAGGGGAGGGGCGTGCCACGCTCGACGTTCACGCGAGGCTCCGCCTCGCTCCCCCACCCCAACCCCTCCCCGCCGGGGAGGGGCTCAGTTCCGGCAGCCTTCGCCTGACCCGAATCTTCCGCGTCCCCGCGCGAACCAGAGCCTACCCCGCCACCGCGTGCACCCGCGCCAGCGGCTGCATCGGCACGCTCACCAGGCTCACCTCGACGATGTCGAGCGCGCTCAGCACCCTCGGCCGCTCGCCCGCCGCCGCCTCGACCCGGTAGCCGAAGGACAGGCCGGTGATCGCCCCGCTCGCCAGCATCGCCGCCGCCTTGCGGCCGGTCTCGCCGCGCGCCGTCAGCCGGCCGATGACGCGCAGCCCGCGATCATCCTCGCTCACCGCCTCGACAAAGCCGATCGGCGCGTCGGGCGCGTGCTGCCAGAGGAGGGGCAAGCCCCGCCCCGGCCCCAGCCCCCGCCGCCGCTCGAGCGAGCCGGCAAAGGCGCCCGGCCGGATGACGTCGCCGCCATTGTCCTCGCGGTCGAAGATCGCGGCATAGCCCGCGAAGCGCACGCCCTCGCTCAGGGCCGCGCTCATGCCCGGATCAGCGCGAGGAGGTTCATCTTGACCGCGAGGCCGAGCAGCGTCATCGCCGCGCCAACCCTTACGATCCAGCCGATCACCGCCGCGCGCATACTCTTCTTGGCCGCGCGCCACGCCTTCAGAAGGTCGCGCAGTTCCTTGACGTCGCCCTGCGCGCCATGGTCGGCGAGGCCCAGCCGCTCCATCGCCCGCTGCGCGCCCAGCTCGCTCGCCTCCTCCACCAGCGCGCGGATCATCATCAGGTCCGCGCCCTCGCCCTCCGCCTGCGCGATCAGCCGCGCCAGCATGTCGTTCCCGGTCATGGCAGCATCCTTCAGCCACGGGCGAGGCCCACCAGCGCCCGCTTTTCCTCGTCGGTCAGGAAGCCGGCCCCGCTCACCTGGTCCCACAACGCGGCGCGTTCCTCGGCGAGCGCCGCCACCCGGTTCATGTCGGGCTCGATGGCGAGGCCCGGCATCCATTCGGCCAGTCCCTGCCCGATCCCGCCCAGGATCTTGGCGAGCAGCGGCAGCACCGATTGCCGCCACAGCGCGCGATTGGCCTCCTTGTAATTGGCGTAGCTGTTGTCGCCCGGCAGCCCGAGCAGCATCGGCGGCACCCCGAAGGCGAGCGCGATGTCGCGCGCCGCGGCGGCCTTGAGCGCCACGAAATCCATGTCGGCGGGCGAGAGGCTGAGCGACTGCCAGCTCAGCCCCCCTTCGAGCAGCATCGGCCGCCCGGCATTCATCGCGCCCTGGAACGCGGCCTCCAGCTCGGCCTTCAGCCGGTCGTACTGCGCCGCGCTCAGCGCCCCGCCCTCGCCCTCGTAGATGAGCGCCCCGCTCGGCCGCGCGGCGTTGTCGAGCAGCGCCTTGTTCCAGCGCGTCGCGGCATTGTGGATCGCCACCGCCCCGGCCGCCGCGCCCAGGCACCCCAGGCCATAATGATCGTCGGCCGGATTGAGGCTGCGCAGATGAAGGATCGCCGTCCGCCCCGTCGCGTCGCGGCTCGCATAGCGCGTCACGCTCTCGCCGACGCGATAGGCGTAGGCGATCGGCCAGCCGCCCGCGTCGACCTCCACGCTCACCCGCTCGGGACGCAGCGCATAGAGCCGCGCCGGCCGCCCCGACGGATCGCAACCGATCTGGACATAACCATTGCCGTGGAGGAGGAGGTGCGCGGCGAGCGTCTCGACCAGCGCCTGCCCGGCCGACTGCATCGTCACCAGCCCCACCACCTGCGCGGCGACGCCGGCGTCCACCCCGATCGCGCGGATCGCGGTGCCCCCCGCCGCCTCGCTCACCAGCCGCAGCGCGCGCTGCGCCACGGGGTTGAGCAGGATGGCGTCGCGCACCTGGCCGGCATAATCCTGCGGCCAGTTGTCGCCCGCCCAGCGCAGCGGCACGCCGCTCTGCCACCCGCGCGCCAGCACCGGCCGCGGCGCCGCCGCCGCGTCCTTGCGTCCGAACAGTTTCATCGATTGTGCTCCCGTTGATATCGACGCGGCCGTCAGATCCTCCCCGCTCGCGGGGAGGGGGACCGCCGCCCAGAGGCGGTGGCGGAGAGGGTTCCCGGCGATCGCGGGTGCCGCTGCCTCCTCCGATACGACACAGTCACCGGCGCAGGCCGAGGTCCGGCGCCGCGAATGCCGCGCCCGCCCGACTCTGTTCGCGCGGAGGGGCAATGCACGCGCAGCCGCGAACGCGCGAAACTGAAACGCGCCTGATGCTCATGTTCATTGGAGCCTGATCGTTTGAGGGTGAAGCGCCCTGCGCTTCCGCCGATGACGTGACTCAGGCTCCGTTCCATAACCGAGACCTTGATTCACGGTTCAGGCGGGTCCACCTGAACCGATCAAGGCCCAGGTGGCGCCAGCCCGTCCCTGCCGCCGCCACCCCTTCGCGCTTTTCGCGTGAACCGAGACCCAGGGTCCGCAAGCGAGGGACGATCCCGCCCTCGCCGCCGCTACGCCGCGATGAGCCCCAGCCCGACGCCCTTGACCGCCGCCGACGTCCGGTCGGCGACATCGAGTTTCTGGTAGATGCGCCGCAGATAGGTGTCGATCGTTCCGGCCGACACCGCGAGGATTTCCGCGATCACGCCGTTGCTCTTGCCCTTGGCGACGAGATCGAGCACCTCCAGCTCGCGCGCGGACAGCGGCTTGCCGGGGGCGTCGTCGACCGGAACGAGTTCGCACAGGTGCAGATGCGCCGCCTCGGCGAACATGTGCAGGGCGGTGACGTGCCGGTCCGACAGCACCGCGGCGTCGTCGACCTGGCCGATGCAGAACACCGCGTTGCGCCCGTGCGGGCCGAAGCAGGGGAGCGCCAGCCCGTCGGTCATCCCCGCCGCCGCCGCCATCGCCTGAAAGGCGAACTGCGCCCGGTCGCCGACCATCTGCCACACCTCCGACCAGCGCATCGGCCGCCCCTGCCCAAGCACGACGCGGAGCAGCGGGTCGATCCGCCGGGCCGGGTCGATCATATGGGCGTCCATGAACGCCTCGGGAAAACCGTGGTTGACGATCGTGCGCGCCGGCTCGCCGCCATGCCGCCCGACCAGGACGTAGGCCAGCGCCCGGAATCCGGCGGCGGCATAATAGCCGCTCGCCTCCCGCCACAGATCGGCGACGCTGCGCGCGTCGCGGATCGCCCGCAATGAGTCGCCCATCGCCTTTCTCCCGGTCCGGCTCGGCTCGACCTTCGGCTTTCGCTAGCGGTTACAGATACATGCCACATGCCTCCTGTCCAGTGACACTCGATCGACTTTGGTGGGCATTTGCGCGACGCAGACCCCACTGATGCGCCGCCGTCACAGTGCCCGCACGCTCGTCCGCCCCGCCGCGCCCAGCATGAGCGCGGTGAGCGCCCAGACGAGCGCGTCGGCCCGGTCGGGCGAGCGCCCCGGCCCTTCATAGCCGCCGCCCGCGATCATCCCGCACAGTTCGTCCTCCAGCCGGTCGAAGCGGCCGACATGCGCCACCCGCCCCGCCTCGTAGAGCGCCGCGACCGGCTCGGCCCGCGCCGATTTGCCGCGCGTCGCATGGACGAGCCGCACGGGCAGCCCCGCCTCCGCCGCGCGCAGCACGCTTTCGACCATCGCGCCGCCGTTGTTCGCCTCCGCCACCACCCGGTCGGCGCCCCAGCGCGCCGCGCAGGCCGCGACCGCCTGTGCCCACCGCTCGGGGCTCGCCCCCTCGACGCTCGCGTCGGCGAGGACGTAGCCGCGGCCATCATGCCCCAGCCCGGCCGCGACGATGCCGCACGCGTCCCCGCCCGCGCTCGCCGGCGGATCGACCGCCACCACGACGCGCGCCAGCGGCGAGCCGCCATCGGCCGGCGCCGGCACATGGGCGAGGCGCGCGCCCTCGATCAGCCCCGGCGTCCACAGGGCGCCCGGCGCGCTCTCGATCAGCTCGCCGTCCAGCTCCTGCCGGCCGAGCCGCGTGGCGCCGTAATCCCGCTCCATCGCGGCGAGGAAGGCGGGCGGCAGGTTGGCGCGATTGTCGCGTGTCCGCCCCCGCGTTACCACCGCCGCGCCGGGCGCCGCGAGCCGCCGCACGAGCGGAACGGCGCGCGGCGTCGTCGTCGCCACCACGCGCGGCGCCCCGCCCAGCCGCAGCCCCAGCATCAGATTGTCCCACGCCGCCTCGCCGCGCGGCCATTTCGCGATCTCGTCGGCCCAGCCATGGCTGTGCTGCGGGCCGCGCAGGCTGTCGGGCTCGGCGGCGCCATAGATCATCGCCTGCGCGCCGTTGGGCCAGGCGAGCCGCCGGCGCGAGGGCGCCCAGACCGGCCGCGCCCAACGCGGCGCGATGGCGAGGAGGCCGCTCTCCCCCTCGACCATCACCGCCCGCGCCTCGGCGAGGCTCGCGCCGACGAGGGCGATGCGCGCGCCCGGCACGCTTTCCGCGATGCCGCGCACCCATTCGGCGCCCATCCGCGTCTTGCCGAAGCCGCGCCCGGCCATCACCAGCCACACGCGCCAGTCGCCCGGCGGCGGCAGCTGCCCAGGGCGCGCCCGCGCCGCCCAGTCCGCCGCCAGCCGCTCCATGCCCGCCGGCCCCAGCCGCGCCACCAGCGCCGCCAGTTCCGCGGCATCGAGCGCGGCGATCGCCTCGAAGGGCGAGCGCGATTCGTTCGACGTCAAGCCCATGCGTCCTTGTGCCCACCCATTGCCCTCGGTTCGGTTCGCGCGAGACCGGGAACCGCGCCGCGCCGCCCGATCGCTCCGGCGGCGGCCGACGGTCCGCGCGGGGACGCGGCGGTTCTCCGCCTCGCGCGGAGGCACGCCGGTCACGGCGGCGCAGCGTTGCGCCGGGCGCCGTCCCGTCCAATTCTGAAAGGGCGTCGACCCCGCCTCTCCGTGGCGCGGCGGCGGCGGGGCGAGCGAGGCGAGAGCCTCTGGTCCTTCCCCACCCCGGACCATCCGCGCCGATCAGGGGCACGCGCCCCCGACCGGCAAACGCGCCGGCGACGCCGCCCGCCGCCGGCGTCCCCGCCTCCTCGCGCCATGCACGACATCGTCGTGCCCTCCGCGCCCCGCGCGCCGCGCGCGTGAAGGAAAAACCCGCCGCCCCGGCGCCCGCGCGCCGCCGCGCGAACCGGACGCCCCCCAATTCATTCCTCGCCCGCCGCCATCCGCGTCCGCACCCGCGCCAGTTCGGCGCGAACCCGTTCGATCACGGCGTCGCTGTCGGGCCGCTCGGTGCCGGCCGCCTCGTGGTGCCGGCCGACCGTGTCGCGGTGCGCGAGCAGCAGGCGGAGCGCCATTTGCGGCGAATAGCTGTGGACGGTCTTGGTCGCCTTAACGTCGCCCTCGGCACCATCGCGAACCGTTTCGGTTCGTTCCAGCCCGAAGAGCGACTGGCGCAGAAGCAGCATCTCCAGTTCCTCATAGCCCCGCGCCAGCGCCGCCTGCCAGTCCGCGGCGAAGGTGGCGTCGCGCTGCCTGAGGCTGTAGGCGGCCCGCGCGCCGATCCCCACGGCGCGGCACGCCTCGCTCACATTGCACGTCGCCTCGAGCACGGCGAGGAACCGGGCGACGCGCTCGGCGGTCCAGCCGTCGCGCCGCCGGGCGCGGAGCTGGACGCCGGTCCTGCCGGTCGCGCCCAGCCGCCCCTTGCCCCGTCCGGGCACGAGCCCGCCCGCCCCATCTGCCGGTTGCCTGGCCAT